GTCCGATGAAGATGTCGTGGTTCCCTGCCGTGTCCGTGTGCAGAACAAAGGTCGAGCCAGGGACCAAGCCCTCGCCGACGGCAACGGCTGCCGTGCCGACCGTGACCTGCCTGCTGCTCATCTTCTGCTCGCTCACTCGCTTTTGCCCTTCTCCCGCTCTCTGAGCGGAGTGCGCTTGATTGTGGCTGTATTGCCCCACCTTACGACGATGGCGCGCTCTACGAGGCTGGGATGTGCCTCTACGTTGATTCTAGGAGACCCCTTCGCAGCCAGTTTCTTGATCTTGTGCCAGATGCTCATTCTGCCCTCCCTCTAATGCAACAGGGAGCCGAGCCGAAGCCCGACTCCCTGCCGCTCAACCTAGCGTCTAACGGATTAGACGTTGGCTGACTTGTACGACTTGACCGCTGAAGCCTGTGACAGCCCAGTGGCGCCGCGCACCTGAACCTTGTAGGAGATGAGGCCGAGGTTCCACGCGAACTCGCGGGAGACTTCAACCTGCACGCCGCCTACGAGGACGGTGTAAATCTGTCCGAGGTCACCGAACAGGATTGCGCCTGCAGTGTCATCGGTCAGGTCAATAAGTGCTGCACTGTAGATCGGGGCTCCGAGGAGTCGATCTGGAGTGTTCGCATCGCCTGGTCGGAAGATTGGCTGTCCAGCCGTATCCACGAGACCAGTCACAACGCCGAGCGTCGTGTCGTTCATCAACCAGCCAGCCTTTGGTGCGCGTCGGTACGCCTGGTTCACAGACGCCTTCAACTTCGCAAGGTCGGTGAAGGTTGGGTTGATTGACACCGTGCCGGAGCCAGTTGCGCCAATCGTAGCCTGAGCCGCGACTGCCGTACCAGCGAAGGCACCGTGAGCAACTGCGACTTCTGCGCCGCACTTGTCAGCGATCATCGCGGAGAGGTCAAACGCCGCATCCGTTGCGAGTTCTTCCGTCACCTGAATGATCGTTGCGTACTTGACTGGTGTGAGGGACAGGGCGCTGAGCGTTCCGTCCGACTCGCCGATCGTGCCAGCCTCAGCAACTGATCCAGCGGTTCCAAGAGCCGTGACTCGTGGGAACTGGATGTTGTTGCCGGTGCTTGCGCGAACCACAGTCACGATTGCTGGGTCAATGAATGGGTTGAACTGTGCCGCAACTACGTTCACGCGGTCAGCGATGGTGACTGGGTTGCCCAGGCCAGTGCTGCGTGTGACGTCGCGGTACTCGAACAACTGCACGCCGCCGTTGCGGGCGAGTGCGCGGAGTTCGTCGTTTGAACCTTCGGACTTCTCAACCTTCGGAGCGATTGCCGTGGCGTACTCAGCGCGAACTGCATCAGCAGCGCTTCGTGCTTCACTGGCTTCCTTCTCTGAACGGATCGCGGCCGCAACCGTTGCAGCCTCCGAGGTAAGTTTCTCAAAGCGAGCCTGTGACTCGCCCTCAAGCGCTTCGCCCTTCTCGGCAAGGTCGGTCACGATGGACTGAGCCTCGGTCAGAAGGTTGGCACGCTTCTCGTGCAACTTTCGTGCGTCTGACATTTCTGTCTCCTTATCTTGATTTGTTTCCACAATGTTGCGGCTCGCCTAGCGGGATGACCTGATCGCGGGCTTGCGTACTAGCGCAGCGGGGCGGGGTCTCGTGGCTTTTAGAGCGATTCTGATTCCATCTCGGCGAGCAGCAACTTGGCGCGAGCGATGGATGGGTCCAGCACTGTGCGCTTCGGAGCCAACTTCTCCGTGACGGTTTCAATCACCTCGACGTCCTCTTCGGTCAGCGGTTGCGCCGACTTCAAGGACTCGATGGCTGAGATAAGCCGGTCGCCGTCTACGCCCATTCGGGACGCGACCTTGCGAACGGAGGTCAAGCCCAGCGTCGCTGGGTAGGCGGGAGTCTGTCCTGCGGAGAGGACGCTCACCTCAAAGAGATTCACTTCGCGCAACGTGCGCTCATCCTCGTTCCACTCATCGCCGTTCTTTGGGATCGTGAAGCCGAAGGACATTCCCATCGCCAACGCCTCGTGCGTCAACTTGCTGATCACGCCAGCGGCGTCTGGATCGGCTGGGTCAAGGCGAGCCTCAACCTTCAAGCCGCGCTCGTCTTCGGTCAGCGTGAGGCGGCCGCTCGCGGTCGTGGCGAGTGCGCGTGTCTCGTCGTGTCCAAAAAGGAAGGAGACAATCTTCTTGCCGTCAGCAACGCGCGAAAGCGTGCGACGGAAGGCGCCTGGAGCGATCACCTCGGTGAACGGAAGTCCAGCCGACGGTGCGCCAAAGAGCGCGGCGTAGCCGGTGAAGGTCTTCTGACCGTCTTCGTCTTCTCGAACGGTGAAGTCGCCCATCGGAAGAGCGCGCGTCTCAAGTTCTTTCACGTCAAACCTCTCTTCTTCGGTCAGCGGCGCCAAGACGCCATCTGCCCATTCTAGGACGCGATCTGCGCCGTTCTCTGCTGTGGGATCAACGCCCCACAGGTACGCGGCCACCGCGCCTGGTCCTGGGAAGTCTGGGTCGTCTGAGTTGCTGTTTCGTGGTACGCCTTCCCAGTCGCCACGGTGTCGCAGAATCCACGCACGCATCCTCGTCACCTTGTCGTCCTCGACTTGTCCGGCGCGCAGTTGCCGCGCCTCTTCAACGGTCTGGTCAGTCAAGCCGTCACCAGCGAAGCCGTTGCGCTCGTAGGTCAGACCCTTCTCGGCGGCCTCTTGGATGTATTGCGGCACGTCAATCAGGACGCGCACTTGGTCATCTTCCTCGCCGCCATCGTCAGGCTGCCAAGCGTTGCAGTAGTAGGCGCCGCTTACATAGTCATCCCACTTCTCGCAGTACGCCTTGTCGCCCTCGATCTTTGCTTCGTTGTAGAAGACGCAGTTGCCGCAGGCGCGGCCCTCTGGCACGTCAGGCGAGAGTGCAGGTCGGTAGTTATCAGGCAGGACGCGCGCGGCTGAATACTCGCCGCCTGGCTCGATGCCTTCGCCGAGTGAGACGGCAACCATCTGCGCGAGCGCATCTTCTTTGCTGTCGTGACAGCCGATGACCTCGCCGTCCTCCTTGACGGTCGCCCAACCGCTGCAGTCTGGCGACTGATCCGTGACGAAGTACGGCATTACTCTGTCGGCTCCGTCTCATTCAGCGTCCCGATGCTGAGCGGCTTCCAGAACTCTGCGCCGCCGTCCACTGGCGAGCGATCTTCAAGCGCACGAACTTCGTTCACCGAAAGGAAGCCGTTGTTGAGTGCGGTCGCGTAGGCGTTGTAGCGCTCCTGCGTCGTTGCGCGCAGCAATCCGTCCAGCGTGAACTTCAAGAAGGTCTGCTCGGCTCCTGGCACGATGCGCTGGAACGATGCCTCAAGGCGCGCGATCATTGGTCCGAGTCCGAGTCGCAGCCACTCAATGCCGATCAACTCGACCGAGGCGTATGAGGTGTTGCCGCCTGGATACTGAAGCAGATGGAGCGGCACGCCGTAGATGCGAGCAATGGCTTCCACGCCGTAGTGCATCGTCTCCACGAGTTGCAAGTCGCTGATCTTTGCGCCGAGTTGCAGATAGTCTGCGCCGCCAGTTAGCACGGCCACTCGCCACGCCTTGTCCACGCCACCGTGTCGGCGACCGAAGCCAGTGCGAAGTGCCTCTGCCTGATCCTGCGTCAGTTCGCCTGGAACCTTGATCAGACCGCCGACGCTTGCGTTGTTCTCGTAGAACTTCGCGCTGAAGATTTGCGTCGCGCTTGCAAGTCCAAGCGTCACCTTGTGATGCTCAATCGGTGATAGTCCGCGATGGTTCTCGCCAGTGGCGAAGAGCGGGATGTGGATGATCTCTGCGGTTGTCAGCGTGATCGCGCCTTCGGTTGTCTCGATGTAGTAGACAGGCTCGCCGAACTCGCCACTCCTGATCTCCACCTTCTGCGGATCAAGGACGCGCGTCTCAATCACATTGTCCGATGAGTCCCTAAGCAGCAATACGAACGCGTTTCCGTCTAGCAGAAGTGAGGTTGTCACGCGATGCTTGAACTCAAACGAAGTGAAGTTCGGGTTGTTCGGAATCGGCGTGTCCATCCATCGCGGACGCGGACGGTAAGGTCGGCGCGTTCCGTCAATGCGGATGTAGGTATCCCACGGAAGTCCAGCGATGGTGTCGGCGTAGAGTTTCACTGCGGCGTAGACCGCGCCAATGCTGGTCGCATTCTCTTGGTTTACGAGCACACCGGCTGCGCCGCTCTGTGCCTCCTGCACAACCCACTGGCCGCCGATGAATCGTTCCTCTTGTGGCTGCTGGCGTCCGAGGACGCGATCAAGGATTCCCATTCGTCTCCCTACAACTCAATGTATTT